GCTTGATCCAACGGAATCCCTTTCGGGCTTCCTTCCAGCCGTCTTTCCGTGCTGTCACTCGGTTTGCCGAGTCACCCGATTTATCGGGTTATAGCTTACAGGAGGTAATGCCTCCGAGCAAGCACATAGATGCTGTGTCTCTCGACGCAAGCCGCACCCGGGGTAATACCCGGGACTCGGCTTCCTCTGCATTCCCACCATTCCGATGGGTTTGCATACAGGTCATAAATGCCTGTCAAGGCCGCGTTATCCGGGATGGCTTTCGCCACCCTGGGTACTTCGCGGAATGTGTCGAATCGAGCACCTTCATATCCTCTACGTCTTTCACGACGTGGAAGCCGGGTCGTGTCCCACGGTCCAAGAAGGTGGCCATCACCGTAACCAGGAGGTCCAAATAACTGAAGATCCCTCGGAATGAAGGACTTTGCTATCCGGCACAGGGAAGATTCCCCGTTCCGAAAAGCCCAGTTGTGAAACACTGCTAGCCACTGAGGTGACAGCCTGTCTTTTTTGAAGACAGGTCTAACAGCGTCGCCGTCTAGCCAGTCAGCACCGCAGCTCTCCCTAAACTTCCCTGTCCAGAACGATTTCTCTCTGTTAAGATTGAAACCGCACCAGGTAAGGGTTGCCATTAGAAGATCTACGGCCTTCACGGGGACTATAATATCATCCCCATAAACGCTAACTGTATCCTGATCTCCACCGCTGAGGGCGGTACACGCCGAACTGAGAGCCCAGAAAATCAGGCTCTCAAGCTCGAACGTGTATCCGTTCCCCATTGAGCTAAATTTCTCTAGCTCATATTCACGGCCGTCATATGACATATGACCGGTACGGCAGGAAGCGAGTAAGTCTACCCACTCCTCCGGAAGGAGATCAAACACGACCGAGAAGGCAAGCGTATCGCTTGCCGACGAGAGATCGATGGTGGCAAGGTGTCCTGTTACGGACGCCTCTTCAGCCAACTTCTGATTCCTCGATTGGTCACTCAAGTCTTGTTTAGCACGGACGCGGAGTCGCTCTTTTAGGAACGACCCGATGCCCAACTGAACAAAGCCATTCAACAACGGCTCCACGCAGATAGGACGATCGGTTTTCGCGTTCTTTTCGACAAAGATCAGCTTAGCCGGTTCGACTACTATGCTACATGAGTCAATCTCCCGACCCCAATGAGGTAAATCACTGAAGAGGGCGCGCCCAGATTGCTGGCGCACCCATAAAGGGAACTCACGTAACACCTGATCGACGACGGGTAGCATTTCTTCGCTACATACAAACGGGGCATCGAGCTTGTTCTCGAAACAAGCGTCGGCCCTTTTTATCGTCGTTGAGGCCCCTGGCCCAAAATGGAACCTAAGGCTTTCGAGAGTAGGGACTTTCCCCAGGACCCACTTGATTTTCCGTCGCGCCAGCGAAATCGCCATTGCGACGCCCCCATAGGGGCAAGTGGTACCAAAGTACTCATTTACTCTCCGGCACTGCAGTTCGGCGGCGACTGCCGCCTCAACAGCTGCCTTCAAAGGATTGAATCCAAGGTCCAGGTCTTTATTCTTACTGAATAGTGCCTGAATCTGGGTCGCTCCACGAAAGTCATCAAGGTCCAGATCCTTTGGGATCTTTTCCAATACGACCTCGCGGAACTTGCCAGCATGGACCAGCTCCGACAGATAGTCGGAGTATACTCCTCTGCTTCGCAACTCTGCAGTTACCAAGGAACAGAAGTCACTATCTGACTCCTTCGTCAAGGGAAAGATCCATCTCTCCCACTGTTTTGTCTTAGACATAAGGGAATAACCTCATATAAAAGTTGACTATCGGAATGGCCCCCCATTTCATTGGGGTGCCTAGACCTAACTAAGGAAGTGCGTCAGAACGCATCTTCCCCGGCGACGAAGAACCGGACCATGGGTCCGGCGTGCCCCTTGACCGCATCAGCAGCTGAGGTACCATCCAAGGTACCGGCACCACTCGCGGATCCAGCACCGGCCAGGAGGCCGATGACGATCTTGAGCGAGTTGGCCGCATCTGCCAATACTGATCGTGCGGGAGCAATCTTCGAAACGGTCCATTTCTCTACGTAGGCGACCTTGGGGGCCGCCTGGTAGCCTGCCGACGTTCCTGCCGTGCCGAGGGTCTCCATTACGGGGACTTCGACCTTCATAACCCGTTTCCAATCACCGGAACCGAGCTGCTCATTTACGAGCTGCTCAACCGTGATTTGGCCGTTCACAGGAACCCCTGTCAGTTGCGTTCGCCATTTCGGGCGATTGTTCGTGACCGGGACCAACGTGAATTCGACCAGCGGGTTCGAGTCATCCTTTACGAGGATGTTTGCCATCGCAGCCATGCTGCATTCTCCATATTGTGAGGTTTTAGCACTTTATTGCCTTGGTAAGGCAAACCAGCACCAGTTTTAAGTTGACTTGATCTAGGACTTGACCTATGTCAAGGAGCCTAAGGGGTAAGTCACCCCTCTGTTTGACCTTCTGTTCACACTCTAGTACCAAGTGGCACCACGAGTGTAGCTATCAAAAGCTTTAGAGAACAGTTGTTGAGCTAAGGCTATCGCGTTCCCAACCCGCTTACCGTGGACCGCACCCGCAAC